AGATTCGCCTTAGTCTCGTGGGCTCGGAGATGTGTATAAGAGACAGATATAATGAGGTGTAAAAAATGGATGAAAAGAAAATGATTGAAAACTATAAAAGTAGAGTAAAGAGACAGAACGAAAAAGCAAAAGAGAACTATGACAGAATAAGCGTTATGCTGCCAAAGGGTACAAAGGACCGAATACAAGCGCAAGGGCTGACAATTAATGGCTTTGTAAACCAATTAGTATTGGATAAGCTGGATGAGCTGGAAAAGAATAGCAATGAATGTCCATTCTAAAAATTATTGCAACTATGTATTGCATTTATGTATTTAATGTGCTAATATAATGTCGTAGCAAATAAACAGTTTAATTAATGAGGTGGGAAAAAGTGAAAAGCTATGATTATATTGTTATCTCCGGTAACAATGAAGAAATTTACAGCACCAAAAAAGAAGTAAACAAAAGAGTTAAGGAGCTAACAAGCCAAGGAAAAACCGGCTACTTTGCAAAGTGGGACTTAATCAACGATGAAATTCTGGAAGGTAGTCAAGTAGATTTTTAAAATTGGAGGTATAAAGAGTATGAAATACAGAATAGTTGACGCAGACAATAGAGCCGAATATAGTAAGCCAAAGACTTTTGAAGAGGTCAAAGCGTGGTTTGAGCCAAACGCAGAACTTGAAGAGTTAGAACGCAAGTTCTGTTTGTTCGAGATTGAGGATTAAAAAGGGGGTGGAAAAATGAGAATAACACAAGAAAAAATGGACGCTATAGCCGTTCTAATGGATGATGAGACACGAGAAAAGGTTCACCACGAATTGGCACCATGCGAGCCGATAGAGTTTTTAAAACGCTATTGTGAATTAGAGCCAAGCTTTGAAGCAGTGCTAAAAGACGAATTTAGTATTGAAATTTAAAAATTAAATATTGTTTTTCAAAAAGTCGGTTTTTGTGACCGGCTTTTTATTTTATATATAATTAATATATATGTGTGTGATGTGGTATATATTAATTAATACAGTTATTGTTATATGTCCAATAATCAGTGTATTGACAAAATAAGTATATTTGATTATTATTATCTTGAATTTAATTAATAAGCGAATGCCGGTTAGCTCGTGTCACTTGGAATTACTCCAGGTGGTGCGGGCTTTTTATTTTGTCTTTTTGGGGGATGTGCTGCAATGTCAGATCAGATTGAGATTTATGAAAATGATTTATTATTTTATCTAAATGAGTTTTGTGAAGTAAATAAGATTGAGGATATAAAAAAAGAGTCTCAAAGCGTTTGGAACAGTGCTTTGTATTATATCCAAAAGAAGTTATTTGATAGTAATTATTTTAAGTCTAAAGATAACTATAATACAAATAATAAAGTATTTAAAGAGAGTAATTATAATAGTTATGATTTTGAATTAGTTATGTATGTATTAGATATATATATCTATGATATGTGTATGAAATATGATAAAGAGGTTAGTATATTGGGCTTTAGTTCTTTAACTGGGATACCTGATAGCACAATATACGACTGGGGTAAGAATACGCTAAGCTCGACCGCATCGGAAATTTTGGAAAAACTGAGAAAATATCAGGAAGAGAGTTTGTCTAATAAGCTCGTGACCGGGGCAAAGAACCCAGTTGGAGTTATTGCAATACTCAACCGCCGTTATGGTTGGGCTTCACCATATACAAGCGATAGCAGACAGCAAGCGAGAGCATTAACCGCCAATGAACTGCCACAATTGGGCGATGTAAATAGTCAGAATATTAAAGCACTATCAGGCAATAACATGGTTGATAATGCCAAGTAATTGTATATACAATACATACAATTCTAATCCCTTGATTTACAAGGCTTTGAGGGCTATCGAATTATTACAACTATGCACAAAACAGTTGTTTAGCGAAGAGTTGAAAGGGTATAGATGAATTGTACATGCAATAGATACAATTTAAAACGCTTGATGTTTGAGAGCTGAGCAGCGCACGTATTGGGTGCCCTGGGGGTGTATATGAAAATCGGCAAACCGCCCCACTTAGCCCCCAAAATATCCGCCAAAACAAAAAGGCCTTTACCCATACCTCAACCGTACCAAGCAGTATTTATTATTATAACATAAGTTATATATTAATTAAACAACATACACAATAATAATATATATACATACAACTATGATTAAATAATAGTTATATATAATATATAACAGTAAAGGAGCTAACAGTGATGAAATTAACAGGATTTGAGTCTAACAAAATTAATTCCGAAATGGTAAATCACCCTAGCCACTATAACTTGCCTAATCGTAAAGAATGTATTGATGAAATGATTGACATTTACGGGCTTAAGGATGTGGCTAAATGGTGTGAAATTACTGCATACAAGTATAAATATCGTGCCGGGCATAAAGGTTCTGTGGCTGAGGATATGAGCAAGGCAGAATGGTACATGGATAAAGCTCGCGAACTTAAGTCTAAGCGCAAATGGAAGATTTTCGACAAGATTGTTTATAAATTCATGCCAATGTTTCTTAAGGGCCTGTATACATGGATAATTTTATTTTGTATGTTTTACGGAATACTCTTTGCTGACCGATGCTCAATGGTAGTCTCAATAGTGTTTTTAGTTCTTGCGTGCATAGCTGAGTCGGTATTGAAAGAAAATGAAGATAATTAGATTTTGAGGTGTAAATCATGTTTGTACTAAAAATTGCAACAACAGTATGGCTGGCATTAACCGCGTTTGGGACGTCAAGTACCATGTTAGACGAAAAAGAGACAGTTAGCTCGAGACTTCTCGGTGCTGCGGTAATGCTCGGCCAGATACTTGCCATAGCATTCATGTGGCAATAAATAGGGCATTCGCCAAGTGGTAAGGCACAGCACTTTGACTGCTGCATACGTTGGTTCAAATCCAACATGCCCTGCTCGGGGTTTACTTGGTTCCCCGACATTGGACTTAGTAGTTCCTTTCACCCTCATAGTGGAAAGCTGTTAAGAGCCGTCACAAGGCTCGTGAGGGTTTAATCGTGCATAATCCCACAATACATGAGCGTGAAAACCAACCTGTCGTAAAGACATCTGTAATAGGCAGAGTAGACATATATACCCCCCCCTTAATTAATTGTTAAACTAGGGCAACTCAAATCATATGAGTCTTAGGTGAGGTGCAATTCCTCACATGTCCTTTGCTGTAGGTTTCGTTAGTTCTTTTCCTACAGCACATACATATTTATATCTCCGGAGGGTGTTGCCACTCCTTAGGCTTCACCCTCATTAACGGCATGTAGCTCAGTGGTAGAGCGGTCGGCTATTAGCTGATTTGTCGTGGGTTCGATTCCCAACCTTGCCGATTGTTGATGTGTGACGGAATGGGTAAACGTTATTGCCGTAAGATAATTCGTTGAAACCGGCAACTTAGATGACGAGAGTCGCGACAATCATGTGTGGTTCAAATCCACACCACATCAATCATATGTCGGTTTAGTGCGAACTGTTATATCTTGAATAGCGGTTGCGTAACGCTGACATGTTTTTAAATTAAAGCAGTGGAGTAAGACGGGCCTGTACGTGTTAGCACGGTACAGTAAGACGAAGTAAAAATAAAACACACAAAAACAAGTTGCCAGTAGGTACGCGCGACCGAAAGCAATGGGGTGAGACACTTCAAAATTCTGTAATGTGTTTTGGGAAACCTTTTGATGGAGTGTATCTTACTTTTTCAAAAAATCGGTAAAATCAGTTGCCTAGTGATTGCAACACGAAAAGAGTAACCTACGAACTCCTGGTAACTGTTTTTATATAAATCGTAGGGTTATCTATCGTAGGAGGTAATTTATGACAGACATAAAAATTAAAAAAGCAGTAATTAGAGAAGATTTATTATCAATAACAAACGATTATAGAAAGGCAATTATCCTTAATCAATTCATTTATTGGTCTGAAAGAGTATCAGACGCCGATAAGTTTATTAAGAAAGAAAATGAGATTGCGAAGAACAATGGAGAAGAAGAAAGAGAGCTTTTCTATGGTTGGATATATAAAACAGCCGAAGAATTAGCTGATGAGGTTATGTTAGGCTTATCTGCAAGTCAGATAAGAAGATATATCAGTGATTTGGTGGATATGGGTTATATCTCAAAGCGAAATAACCCTAAATATAAATGGGATAGAACATTGCAATATAGGGTAAATCTTGTAAATATTGCAAAAGACCTTAAAAAGAATGGCTATCCATTAAGTGATTATAGAATTGAAATACCGGAAAATGAAAAATTCAATGCGCATGAGTGCGCAATCAATAATGAGCCAATGGAAAATCAAACACAAGCCGGTGACGAAGCAATACCAAAGAGTACTAACATAGATTACTTAAACAGAGATTATGATTCAGAAATTACAAGAGAGGTACATACATCAACTAATATTGATGGAGAGGTACATACATCTGTTTCCGAGAAACAGACGGCAAGAGTCACCCGACAGGATATGCAAGCAAAGAAAACTGATATGGTCTATAGGTTCTTTACAATCTGCAATGACAATATCGAGAACAAGACAATTAGAGAAGCAGTTAAAAATTCATTTTGTAGATACATGAACCTGTACGAAACATATTTTTGCAAGGCTCACCCAATCTTGACTGATAAGACACTGACTAATGTATGCCTGTCACTTTCTAATGTGACCGATACGGAACATAATCACTTTGAGTGGACAGGTGTTTACCTAGCAGACAAAACAGGGCTTACAGGGCTTGATAGAATGGTTAACGAGCATTTCAGTCGAACACATAGAAGAGAGACTAACTACTCGATAACGCATTTTGCTAAAAGCGACTATCTGCTACAGTTGGCGCAAGGCATTATTGAATATTAAACGGAGGTATAAATATGGCAAAAGGAGTTAAGACACGAAATATTGATTCATTCCGAGAGGGATTAATGGAATACGCATATGGCAGATGTTCACAGGCACAAGCAGCAAAGATTGCTGGCATGAGCGTGCCTACATTTAGGAAGTACGCAAACATGCATTTTTTAGGTATTCCATTTCCTGACACACTGTTTAAGGCAAAGGAGAAATAAGAAGCATGTGCGAGTTTTGCGAAGATATAGCAATGAACGATGATGAATATATGAAAAAAAGATACGCCGGTGGAGATTTTATTTACAAAGATGAAAATGGATTCGGAGTGTTGATTGACACAGGAGACAGTGGCTGCCTTGGATATATAAAAATCAATTATTGCTATATCTGCGGTAGAAAGTTGGTGGAAGAATGAAACCATTAGAAGAAATATTTTTTAGAGCTTGCGTGAATGAACAGAAAAGAAAATTGCCTTCAAGCAATCGAGAATTGAGCATAAGAACTATTGGAAATATTTTTGAAAGGCTTGGATTCTCATATAAGCAGTTAATGTATTATGTCAGAAAGTGGTCTGACAGGGGATTTTATGATTACGGAGTAACACTTGACTTGGGATGGTTTGAATTTGACAAACTGACCGGAGAATATAAGCGGATTTATGATTCTATGACAAGTACGGACGGATGGGAAGATGGGGAGTTGGCAAATTATATTGTCAGAAATTCTTTTAAGCGAGATAGAATAACACCACTTGATATTCTATATATGTACGGATTAGTTTAAAAGGCGGTGAAAGAATGAAACATCAAAAAGAATGGCGCACTTGCGATAGGTGCGGAAAAGAAATAAAAGTAGGACTGTTGGCTACAAACTCAATTACGAGAAATGGCGTATTGAATACAACCTACGATTTATGTAATGAGTGCATGGAAGATTTTTGGGGGTTTATGAGAAATGAAACTGACAGTCGGAAATAGCGTATATGAAATGAAGGCAGAACAATTAAAAGCTGTTTTACATGTTGCAAGCAAACAGGTTCCGTTTGGAATTTATGCAATCAGCAAAAAAGGCATGGCTATTCTTTTGAAGGAGACCTATTCCACCCATGATGAGTTGAAAAAGGCTGTTTCTGATTATGCGATGAAAGGATTTAAGGTTTATTACAATGAGCATGGCAGAAGTAATTAAATCAATAGAGCGTGAAGCACTTAGAGAAGCACAATCGCGCGAAATAGGCGGTTTAAATGACAAACCGATAGAAACAGCTTTTGGAGTAGATATTTCACAAAACGCTGTTGAACAATATGCAGAGACGCACTTGGGACGAAAACCGCGAAACTATCAAGAATTTAGTTCGGCAAGAAATGCAAAAATAATAGAAGAGTCAAAAGAACTATAAAAGAGTGCGGAAAAGGAGCGAGATTATGGAATATCAGAACACAATGCTTTGCGGTGATATATCCGGTGGCTATTTAACAAAGACACCATGCATAAGCAAAGATGATTCAATTCCGGAATGGCTTAGAAAAAATGTTGAAAAGAAATTGAAAGATTGCTTTAAGGAGTAAGAATATGGAGTGCCAAGACACAATTAAGAAAATGGAAAAAGGAATAACAATACTTCGAAAAGAATTTGACGAAGCCAAGTTAGGAATAAAAACATCACAGAACGAGTCTCTTATTTGTGGTAATACGATGAAAATAGATATTCTTGGAACAGAATACAGAATTGAAACCCACAAAGTATCAGAGGATAGTTACATGGAGGGAAAAGGTCTTGCGGGCTATTGTGAAGAAGAAAACAAGTTGATTGTAGTTGCCGATATGTCGGAAGAAAAATATTTTGTAGGCATGGACGAAAAAGCACAGGAAATATATCGCAAAAAGACCTTAAGGCATGAAATTATGCACGCTTTTCTGAATGAGAGCGGACTGTCTGATAGTTCAAATCGGTTTGATGGTGCATGGGCAAAGAATGAGGAAATGGTCGACTGGCTTGCAATTCAAGCTCCGAAAATATATAAGACATTTCAGAAATTAAATATTATTTGATACGAGCAGAAAGGAATATATTATGAAAAAGAAAATTTTAGCAGTTGTGTTAGGCTTGACATTGTGCTTAGGAATGACCGGATGTACAAAAGGCGATATTGAGCCTGAAAGTAGCATCCTTGGAAATAAATATATAGACTTAGTAACAATTTATAAAGACGATGGACATAATACTGAAGTTGCCTATGACAAAAATACAAAAGTAATGTATTTTTTTAAGCGAAGTGGTTATCAATTCGGAATCACACCTATCTATAATTCAGATGGAACGGTTAAACTATATGACGAAGAAAATAGTCTTTAAATAATTCCCGAAACACTAAGAGGTGCGTACAATATTGGTGTGCTAAGAATAGCTTTTACTACTGACTACGCATATTACCGACTATGGACTAATTGTAGTTGCTGACCTTAGAAAGATAAAGGCTGATAAAATATAAAAGAAGGCAGAAAGGAATATATCATGGTTGATTTGAAAATATTTACAGAAAATATAGAACATGAAGCATTAAATCAGATATATACGCTTGTAAAACAGCCAGCATTTTCGGATTGTAAGATAAGAATTATGCCAGATGTTCATGCAGGAGCAGGGTGTGTTATCGGGTTTACTGCTGATTTAGGAGAAAAAGTAATACCGAACATTGTTGGAGTTGATATAGGCTGTGGGATGCTTACTACAAACTTGGGGAATATTGATATTGATTTTGAGAGATTAGATAACATCATTAGAGAATATGTTCCAAGTGGTAGAAAAGTTCATGGAGAAGAAAACTCATCTGTCGCAAGCGATATTATTGAAAAATTGTATTGCAAGGAGCAGTTGAAAAATATAGATTGGCTGAAAAGAAGTTGCGGCACGTTGGGAGGCGGCAATCATTTTATCGAAGTTGATAGCGACAGCAAGAATAATAAATATCTTGTTATTCATTCGGGAAGTAGAAATGTCGGAAAGCAAGTTGCAGAAATATATCAGCAAATGGCGATTGATGATATATCGGGAAAATCGAATTTCAAACAAGATAGTGAGAAATTGATTGCTGAATACAAAAAATGTAAGAGAGAAAGAGAAATCAGCAAGGCTATCAAAGAATTGAAGCAGTCCTACGAAACAAATACAACTAAAATCCCTAGAGAGTTATCATATCTTGTTGGAAAACATAGAGAAATGTATTTACACGATATGAAATTATGCCAAGAGTTTGCGGAAATTAACAGAAGAGTCATTCAGAGCATTATTTGTTACTATATGGGTTGGAAAGTTACAAAAGAAACGGAACGATTTCAAACAATTCACAACTACATTGAACACGATACAAATATTGTTCGTAAAGGTGCTATTTCTGCAAAAGCGGGGGAAAAAGTACTAATACCGATAAACATGCGTGACGGTTGCATTTTGGGAATTGGCAAGGGAAATGAAGATTGGAATTATTCAGCACCGCATGGAGCGGGGCGAACTATGAGTAGGTCAAAGGCAAAAGAAAGCATTTTGCTAGAAGAGTATCAAAAAGCAATGGACGGAATATTTACAACATCTGTAAATACATCCACGATTGATGAAAGCCCTATGGCATATAAAACAATGGATGAAATAATTGGAAATATAAAAGATACTGTTGAAATAGTTGACATTATAAAACCGATTTACAATTTCAAAGCAAACGAATAAAAACAATTACCGGCTAACAAATAGAGTTAGTCGCTACCCTAAAACAGTTATAGGCAGAGGTCTATAAGCACCTTTGCTTTTTAAAAGTGGAGGTGCTTTTCTTATGGCTAGTCAGAGCCTTATTTCCACAGTAAACGGATATGAAAACTACATAAAGGATAAAGGGAAAGACGAGCAAGTAATTAATGCCTATGTAGACGCTTGCGGTGTAGCCGTAAATGGTGAGAAAGATATTGAGTATGGACTACAGCTCACTAAGAGAGCAAAAGAGCTTATAGAGGACTTCTGCACGGCTAAAACAGGTGGCACGATTTGGGATTTGGAAAAATACGCATTCGACCACAAAACCACCTATGAGCTGATAAACAAAAAATATGAGGTTTTGTTACTCGAAGCTCAAAACAAAATAGTTGACAGCTATTTTCAGTACATAGAGAAAAAGCGTGAGCCTAAAGACCGGTTTTATATGCCACGTAGGAAACAATTAATCAAAATCGGACTTGTGGATGCATTACAAGGCATGATTGATGATAAATACGACATATTGTGTGTGAGTCTAGTGCCTGGAGCTGGAAAGAGCACGATTGAGAAATTTTTTCATTCGGCAGTTGCCGGTTGGTTTCCAAAAGACTACAGCCTATTTTATTCACACAGCGGTGACATTACACGAATATACTACGATGGAGTATACGACATTGTTACTAATGATGATGATTATGCATGGCATGACATTTTCCCTAATCTATCAGTTACAAGCACGAATGCCAAAATGGAGCAATTCAATATTGGCAAATACAAACCTTTTCCGTCAGTACAATGTACTTCTGTTGGAAGTAAGAATGCCGGAAAAGTCCGTGCAAGTAAATTTTTGCTAGTTGATGATATGATAGGCGGAATTGAGGAAGCCTTAAATCCTACAATACTTGATAAGTTGTGGGATAAATACGCAGTAGACGCAAGACAGCGTAAGACACAAGATACGGACGGAAAACCGTGTAAAGAGATACATATTGCCACTCGTTGGAGCGTACATGATGTTATCGGACGCGTTCAAAATATGTATATTGGAAATCCGAGAGTCAAAACAATATCGGCTCCTGATGTAGACCCAGCGACAGGAGAAAGCAATTTTGATTATGAGTATGGCGGTTTTACGAAAGAGTTTTTTGCCGACCAACAATTACTCATGGATGAAATCTCTTACCGATGTTTGTATAAACAGGAACCTATCGAGCGTGAGGGCCTATTGTTTCCTGACGATAAAATCCGCAGGTACTTCAATCTGCCACATGGCGAGCCGGAAATTATCACAGCTCAATGTGATACAAAAGGAAAAGGCACAGACTATTTTGTTATGCCAATACTGCAAAAATATGGCGAGGACTATTACTGCATTGATTGCGTGTGTGATAATACGGCAGACTATGAAATGCAGTATGAAAACGCGTCAAACACATTAGTCAATAATCAAGTACAGGAATGCGAGTTTGAGCGTAATGCCGGCGGTGACAGAGTGGCTATGGAAGTCAATAAGCGAGTTGAAAATAAAGGGTGGATATGCAACATCACTGATGTACCGACAGAGACAAATAAGGAAGCACGTATTTTTCAGTGTTCTAACTGGATTTTACAACATATTATTTTCAAAGACCAATCACTTTATAAGCCTAATGAGCCTTATGGAGTGATGGTATCACTGTTGAAACGATATTCAGTAACAGGCAAAAAACAGCTTGATGATGTCCCTGATGTTTTTTCAAACTTTGCCTTAAGAATGACACAAGGCAGTAGAATAGCAGAGGTTGAAGCAGTACACAATCCGTTCAGAGGAGGGCTTTATTAATGAATACAAAAACTTACTTAAATCAAATTAGCAGATTAGATAAAATGATACAAAACAAGCTGTCTGAAATATACCGACTTAAGACAATAGCATGTAGCGTTACTGTTTCAACGGACAAAGAGGCAGTTGATGTTTCATCTGACAAAGATAAGCTAGGCAGTACAGTAACTAAAATTGTGGACTTGGAAAAAGATACAGATAAACTTGTTGATGAATTTATGAGAAAAAGAAATCATATTATCAGCCAAATTGACAGCATGGAAAATACTGACTATTATCACGTACTCTCAATGAGATATGTTAATCAAAACACTTTTGAAGAAATCGCACAGGCTACAAATTGGAGCATAAGAAAAATATTTACAATCCACGGCAGAGCCTTGCAAGAGTTTGAAAGGCTTTACGGAAAAGAATATCTTGAAAATGTGCAGTAGTGTGCATAGTTTTGCATATCATTGCATATATACACTTAAAAAATTGACAGTTATAATATAACTATGAAAAAATCGTAATTCGTTCATTGCGTAAAATCTCTTTTAGAAATGGCACTCACAGATTGTGAGTGCCATTTCTAGTGAATCGAGGGTGACATGAATAATCAGAATATTAATATTGTACCAACAGGGAAACGAAGTGTAATGTGCCCTCGTTGCGGTAAATTGCTAACGTGGGTGAATAAAAGTGACAAGAAACACCACAAAGTAATGTGTACGCACTGCCGTAAATGGATATGGTTTTGGGCTGGCACGCAAGAATTTCAGATAAAAGAGGTTCCGCAGAGAACTTCTGCAAGTGGCATGAGGTTTTATTGATGTATAGATATGCTCATAAAAATGTAAGACCTTTTTCGGCTGTTTGCCATAATAATTACGGCAGACAAGTTATTTTCACGAGGAAAAGGCAAATCACAAAAAACAACATAATCGAAGAACTGAATAAAGCACTTGTGATTCACGAGCAAAACGCTATTGAGATTGAGTATCTTGACAGATACTATCGTGGTGACCAACCAATTTTGTATCGGCAGAAAGTGAACCGCCCGGAAATCAATAACAAGATTGCTGTAAATCTTGCGTATGAGCTTGTTGAGCGCAAGACCGCAGAGATGTGTGCCGAGCCAATCCAATATGTGCTGCGTGGCACCGATAACCATAAGTCAGAAGAAATCACACGGCTTAACATCACAATGGATTCAGAGAGCAAACAGGAGTGCGATATAGACATACATCGTTGGAGAAGTATATGCGGTACTGGCTACAGATTCATCGGTAATGATGACGGACAAGGGCAGTTGCTTGATGAGAGCGATTTTTACTTATCTTCTGAAAATCCAATGTATACGTTTGTAGCATACTACTCAAACGGACGTCCGGCATTCTCTTGTCAAATCGGAGAGGACGAGAATGGAGCAGATATTTATTATGTGTTCACTGACAATGAGTGGTTTGATATTCGCAACGACAAGATTTATGCAAGCGGAACAAACGGCAATAGAGCAATTCCGGTGATTGAATATCCAAACAATGCAAGGCGATTATCTGACATTGAAATGACTATTGCAATCACGGACGCTATTAACGTGCTTACATCAGACAGAATCAATGGAGTCGAGCAGTTTGTGTCTGCATGGGTGAAATTTGTTAATTGCGAGATTGATATAGATACATTCAGGAAAATGCGACAAGAGGGAGCATTGGTAGTCAAATCTAACAATGGTTCGGATAACAAGGCTGATGTTGATGTAATGACGAGCGAGCTTAATCAGACAGAGGGACAAGTGGTATTTACTGACCTTTTTGAAAGATTTTTAAGTATTCAAGGCCTTGCAAATCGTCAGGGCAACACAGGCGGTGACACCGGTTCTGCCGTAGAACTACGAAACGGACATTACGATGCCGGACTTAGGACGGCTATTAATGAGCCTATCCTTAAGAAATCGGAGAGAATGGCGCTTAGGCTTATTCTTAACAGGCTGAGAATTAATAAAGGCTTTACGCTTATGCCTAGTGATGTTGAGATACACATTAATCATAATAAGCTAGACAACATGCTTGTTAAGGCAGAAGTGCTTGAAATATTACTTAGGTGCGGTATCAATTACAAGAGAGCTGTTAAGACGATTGACATGTTTAGTGACCCTGAACAAGTTACTCTCGAAAGTGCTAAGCGGATGGAAATGTTATTCCCGGAAGAACAGCCGACAACAGCTACACCTAACAATAATAACGATGATAAGAACAATGGAAAGACAGCCGATGAATAATTGGCTGTCAATTTATTTTGGAGCTTGATATGGCAGACGAAATCCACGCACTTAACAAAAATGAAATACAAGACATAGATTATGAAACATATTTTGGTGAGATGGATTTGTCCGACAAGGAAAAGGAAGATAGAAAAAAGCTTGCTGAAAAGTTTGAAAAAATCTTTGTTATGCTATTTGCCTTGTTAACTGGCAAGGAAGAAACAGAGATAACCACTATCACTAAAGAATTTATTATCAGATACGAGAGTATTGCCACACAGTACTGTAAAGCAAAGAGAACACCCTCATATATTACGGATTATGCCCGGTACATTGTGAATGAAGTGGTTGACGCTACCACACAAAATACTGAAGTAGAGTATTTTACTTCACAGAAGCGAGCAAAAAATGTAGCTGCGAATGAAGCTAATGCAGTCGGCAATTACAGATTGCAAACCGATATGGTGAAACAAGGTTACAAAACAAAAGAGTGGCGCTCAAAAGAAGATTCACATGTCAGACCTACACATGCAGATGTTGACAGAAAGAGAATTGATATTTTTGAGCCATTTGAAGTTGGGAACTCACTTATGATGTTTCCTAAAGACCATTCGCTAGGTGCAGAGGTAAAAGAGATTTCTAACTGCCGGTGCAGTGTTAAATATTACAAATAATGAGCAACTTGTAAGGAAACTTATAGGTTGCTTTTTATTATACAAAAATTTGCAGTTGTGCGTTAAACAACAGAAAAACTCGGCTGGTGCGACCAGCGATAACAAAAGCGTGAGTTACGGAGGTAATGAAATGACAAGAAATGATGTTTTAAAACTTTTCCCGGACGCAACGGATGAACAGATAACAAATCTGCTTAACAAGAGCGGTGAGGAAATGGCAAGAGAGAAAGAGAAAGCCAATCAGTACAAGGCTAAAGCCGACAAAGCTGACGAGCTACAGACACAGCTTGATGAGCTACAGAATGGCAACATGACGGAGCTTGAAAAGGCAAATAAAGCCTTAGAGACAGCCAATCAGCAGATAGCCAAGCTACAGAAAGATAATGCTGTCAGAGATTTACGAGAGAGTGCAATGTCTGATTTTGGCATTACTGCAGAACAAGCAAAGACAGTAGTAAAAGAGGATGGCTCTTTTGACACAACATCACTTGGCAAGATTATTTCCGACATGAAAGCCAATGCGATTGCGGAGTATGAGAAAAACGCACTCAAAGGTACTCCTAATCCTAATAATGGCGGTAACAATAACGATGGTGATACAGGAAATAAGACAAATGCTGAAAAGATAGCAGAAAGCCTTATATCTGATGCACCTAAAAGCAACAACATTTTATCACATTACATTCAGTAATAACAGGAGGTAAAAAATGGCAAAGGAAATGAATATGCAGTATGAAAAGACTTCATACGCGGGAGACGTACAGATTCTCAAAAGAGAGCCTAATGAGGCAATTCCTTTAACACTTGATTTTTCTGCGGTCACAGATAAAGACGCAAACGGAAAGAAAATTGTTAAAGCCGGTACACCAATTGGAAAGACAGGAGTTGTAGACAATACAGCAACTACAATCGGCATTTTGAGATTTGATGTAACAGAGGACAGGCCACAGGGAGTGATTCTCAAGAAAGCATACCTTAACACAGAGGTTGCTCAAAAGCATTCCGGTGTTACATATGAAGATGCAGTTAAGACAGCTCTTCCAATGATTGTATTTGAATAATAACAGGAGGTAAACAGATGTTAATTAATGAAGTATTAGACAGTAAGTCTATCGCATTATCAGCAACAGAAAACGCTAGTAATCAGATACCTTATCTTGGTTTACAGTGGTTTCCGGAAAGAAAGAAACAGGGGCTTGATTTAAGCTGGATTAAGACACATAAAGGGCTTCCGGTGTCACTTGCACCATCCAACTTTGACACAATCCCAACAATTAGAGCTAGAGAGGGATTAAGCAAGGAAAAAACACAGATGGCATTTTTCCGTGAGGGAATGACAGTCGGTGAAGAGGAAATGCTTGAAATCGAGCGTATTCAATCAGCAGACGACCCTTACCTTGCAAGTGCTTTATCAAGCGTATATGACGATACTAACAACCTTGTAAGCGGTGCAGAAGTTGTACCCGAGCGTATGAGAATGTCACTTCTTGCCACAAGCGCGGGCCACCCAGTAATTGCCATTGTAAGTGGTGGTGTTCAGTACGCTTACGATTACGATAAGGATGGCTCATATACAAAAGACCATTATGCAAAGTTAACGGGCACAAGCATGTGGAGCGATACAGCTAATTCAAAGCCACTTACAGACCTTAACAATGCAAGAAAGGAGTTGCAGAAGCAGGGCAAGATTGCTAAATATGCGCTTATGAACAGCAATACATTTCAGTATTTGCTTGATAATGCACAGATAAGAAACTCAATCCTTGCACAGAACCTTACAGCAACTATTGATGTTGACGATGATACTGTTATTTCAATAGTGCAGAAGAGAACAAAGCTCACTATCGTACTTTACGATAAGATGTACATTGATGATGATGGCAAGGAGCAGTACTTCTACCCGGATAACAAGGTTACACTTCTTCCGGAGGGTAGTCTTGGCAGCACTTGGTTTGGCACTACACCGGAAGAAAGAACAGCAAGACAGGTAGCCGATGTAGATGTAACAGTATATGGTGTAGGTATTACAGTTGCTACAAAGACAGAGTACGGACCACCTATGAAGATGTCAACATTTGCTTCCGAGGTTGTTCTTCCATCATATGAGAATATGGATAGCACATTCGTATATGAGGTTCATAGCGAAGAGTAGGGGGTGCAACTATGAAATATCCATATATAGTGATTCATAATGGTAAATGGTATAACGCTGGCGAAGAGGTTCCGGAAAATAATAATTCCGGAGCTTCTTTTGATTATAGCAAGACGACCATTAATCGCATGTCTACATCTGATTTACAGGCTTTTGCCACAGAACAAGGTATAGACAATGCAGAAGAACTTACAGGAGCAGAGCTAAAGAAACTGTTAATTGAAAAGTTTGGATTATAAGGAGCTTGGCATGGAATACACCACATTAGAGCAAGTCAAAATCAGACTTAAACAATTTCATATTGATACAGTCACGAACGATGATGAAACAACATCTGATGTGGTAGTGTTCGACAACAAAGAAGATAATCCACTCATTGAACAGCTCATTAGGCAAGCCACGGAAGATGTAAAGGCAAAAAGGTGTTATCCGGACACTTTCACTGATGATGATATAACTGCCGATTTAAAGCAGTTTGAAAATGTCGTTATTAATCTTGCTGTCTACGACCACTCACAAGCCGGTGAGAACTACATGAGCGCATTGAGTGAGGGCGGAGTGAGCCGTACATGGAAAGACAGAGATAAACTGTTTGTCGGAGTATTTCCTTTTGTCAAAGTGCTATAAGCAAAAGAAGATTGTGCGTTACCATTTTACTAATGTCGGTAAAGTGGTAGCAGGCGGTACACATTAAGAGGTGGTGGGCGGTGTGCCAATTACCAAAGACGAAAGGCTGTAAGATGAATAATTTAATCTATCAGACATACATTATTGCCTTGCCAATTGTCCTGACAGCACTTTTGGGTTATATTGTTTGGCTCTTACAAGAGCAGAAAAAACAAAAAGCAATAGACACAAAAGAAAGAAATGAACGCATTGAAGAGGAAAAGAAGCTACGACAAGCAAACGGAAAAGGTACAATGTTACTTTTACGAGTACAGCTTATCGAATACCATGATAAGTACATGAAGCTTGGCGAAATACCCTCATATGCGTATCAGAATTTTTGCGAGATGTATGACGCATACCACGCACTCGGTGGTAATGGCATGGTAACAAAAATGAAAAATGAGATTGAGGAAATCCATTTAGGCAAAGGAGGTAAAAGCTGATGGACTTTACACAAGTACCTACAGTAGTTGCTATTATGGTAATTACTTATTTAATCGGATATGCTTCAAAGCAGATACCACAGGTCAAAGATAATATTATTCCTATTATCGTAGGTGTAGCCGGTGGAGTACTCGGCATTGTTGGAATGTTTGTAATTCCTGGTTATCCGGCAAACAACATTCTTGATGCAATAGCAGTTGGCATTGTGTCGGGCATGGCAAGTACCGGTGTTAATCAGATTTACAAGCAGATAAAGAAAAATGCTTGACATTAATAAGCAAGCCATGAAATACGCGCTTCAAGGTCAAACTGTCACAGTCTATGAAAAAGACGAGGACGGAAATCTAAAGTTTTACGAAACAGAGGACGGAGAGAAAATATATTACACACACGAAGAAACAGGCTTTTCGGAGCCGGTTGATTTCCGGGCGAATATATCATTTGACGGAGGAGAAGCACAGAACAAGGAATATGGCTTTAATACGGCTGATTTTGACGCTGTTTTGCTGACAGACAGAGGAGAATACCCTTTTAAAAAAGGTGATGTTATTTGGCTTGATAGTGAGCCCACAAAGGATACCAACGGATTAGTTGATTCAACTTCCGCAGACTTTACAATAGTAGGAGTAAAACCCTCTCTCTACTCAGTTAAATACATGTTGAAAGCAGTTGTAAAAGAGGTGTAATTGTGAAGATTGACGTTTCTCTGACAGAAAAATCTATACAAGATGCGATAGACAAGCTTAAAAGATACAAAGAACGCTTACAGGACAAGTGCATAGCGTTTGTTGGAGAGCTTGCTAGTAATGGCATTGCTGTAGCACGAGCAAATACAGGCAATTTCGGGCACTATATTACATTTAGCTATGAAATTAAAGATACAACAGACGGCTGTACGGCTATTGTACTTGCTACCGAAACAGGACAGATACAAAGTACATGGCAAACGGCTGACGGACTTAAGACAGTCGATGTATCGCCTTTGCTTATGGCTGAATACGGCTCCGGTTGGAGAGCTAAACCGCATTTTAATGACGCAAGAGGCGGTCAAGGAACTTTTCCTGGACAGACACACGCATTTGATAGTGAGGGTTGGTATTGGAGGGACGAAAGCGGAGAATTACACCATTCATACGGCATTACACCTACAATGCCGATGTATCACGCGTTTGTAGAAATGGAGAATGACATTATGAGAACGGCACGGAAAAATTTTAGTTGAGGTGAGATAAAGTGGCGAGTCAAAATCAATGGGCTTATGACCTTGAAGACCTTACATATGCGATTGTGAAAACCCGATGTGAGAAAAAATTGAAAACTAAATATCCCAAGCTAAAATTCACACAAGAGGAACAGTCTGACAGTGCAGCAGCTAGTTTCCCGACAGTGCTAGTTCAAGCACTCGAACCTATTGAACAGAATGAGGATTTAGAGTGTGAAAGAATAAATACAGTGTTATTTACGGCACAAGTAATTGTTACAACGAATAAAAGCCGTTCAGAAGCCTTGAATGTGGCGCAGACAGTGGCTAATGAATACAAAGCTATGTCATTTAAGCTGACAACAGCCCCATTTGCTAGAAAAAACGGCAAAATATGGACAGCAACATTACGTGCTAGGCGGTCATTCGACTGGAATGATAGATTATAAGAGCTTTTTGGCTCTTATTTTTTTATGAAAAATTAGGAGGTAATACAAATGGCAACAGGATTAAAAAGTAGAATTGCTTACAAGACACCAACCGGATCTGCCACAAGTGGCGATTATTGGGCTGGAACTTACAAGCTCTTACTTAGAGCAAAATCAATTCCCTCACCATTCGGTTCACAGAACATGGTAGATACTTCAACTCTTGAAGATTTAGTAGAGACACAGGAAATGGGCAGACGTTCAGCCGGTTCCATGGAAGTTGAGGGAGCTTTTGAGAAAAAGTACAAAGACGAGATGGTAGCTAACGAGGGCAAGAAGCTTGACTTCATCATTCTTTATGGTACAGACGGAAAAGGTTCAGAGGGTATCTGTGCTTTTATCGGTCAGGAGTCATTCGCCCCAGGTGAGGCTTCCGATGACCACTTAACAGGAACTGCGACTGTATCAGTTCAGACAGTACCTAAGTGGATTGAGGATAACTACGATGTTGCGGTAACAGAGGATGACCAAGGCTATCCTACATCAATCACACTCACAAAAAAAGGGTGAGCCAATCGGAAAAAGCCGTAGCGGTTGGCTATGATGATAGCACGGCTGACAGCGAACTTGAAGATACAATATAGCAAGGTAATTGAGGCAGTGTTAAAACTGCCTCTTTCCCTATATAAATTAGGGAGAAAGGGAAAGATAAAATGAAAATTAAATTAAATGGAAAAGAATACACAGTTAAATTCGGATATGCACCGGTAGTTAAAAATAAAATTATTCCAAGGCTCGTAGGAATGGAGCAACAGGGCGAGGGGCTTGAAGTCATTGACAACATGCTTGAATTTTTACCGGAGTTTTTGCTTGTAGGCTTACAGAAATTTCATGCTGACGAATTTGGCTTTGATTTTAACAATAAAGAAGCAAAAGAGAAACAGCTCGTAAAGGTATACGATTTACTTGACGATTACCTTGACCCAGAGAATGAAGAGGGCGGAGATTTACAATCACTCTATAATGACTTGTCTGCGGAAATGGAGAAAAACAGTTTTTTATCGAAGATGCTGGCGAAAGAAGCGCAGACAGCCAAGAAGAAACCAATCAAGAAGTAAAAGAGCTTACATGGGAAGTATATTGCAACGAAATCCGCCCATATTGGCTTTTGGCAACTAAAGGCTATGGATTTAGCGTTGAGGACATAGACATGTCTTGTCCGGCTGATTTAGAGCCTTATTCAAAGGCTTATATGCTTGCACAAAAAGAAGCCGACTCCAACATGTGGGCTTGGTGGGGCACATACGGACTAAGCGCAACTCTTACAGCTATCGACAGAGCCTTGAATGGCAACAAAGCAAGAGCAAAATACATTGAAAAATCATTAAATGAGCAGTACTCAGAAGATAACGAGCCTAAATACAAGGAGTCTAATGAGGAAATTGCCGTTTATGAAATGAAGCAACGAATTAACGCATTAAGGCAGTCGGGACTACCTGAAAGTCCTGATTAATGAGGTGAAAATATGGCATATAAAGGAATTGACGTATCGTCATATCAAGGAAATATTGATTGGAGCAAGGTTAAGTGGGCCGGAGTGCAATTTGCAATCCTTAAAATAATCCGCAGAGACCTTAATCCGGATAAAACCTTTGAAGCGAATCGGAAAGGCTGTACTGATGTAGGAATGCCAATACAGGGCGTATATAACTACTCATACGCTACAACAGTAGATAAGGCAAAGACGGATGCACAGAAAGTGATTGAGGTACTTGCCGGAAGAAAGACATTTGTATGGCTTGATGTAGAGGACAGATGCCAGCAAGGACTCGGACAGACGCTTATTGATATTATCAACACATATCAGAGTGTTATCAAGAGCGCTGGGCTTAACTTTGGTGTATACACAGGGCTTAGCTTTTATAATCAGTACATTGCACCATACGCAAATCAGATTAATTGTCCATTTTGGATTGCACGCTATCCATCAACTAAGGGAATGTCTATTGGTGATGAGCCTAACAGCGCTAAGAAGCCTGTTATTCAACATTCTCTGTATGGCTGGCAGTATTCGAGCGCATTTACTTGTAGCGGTCTGAATAATAGCACTGACGCTAACTTACTCTATATTGAGCTTGGCAAGGACGATGGAATAGAGAATAGCTCGGCACCAACAGCAACTCCGGTAAATAATAATGCTTGGAAAGGTAATGAGGAATATTACCTCGACAATGATGATGTAAGGAAATGGCAACATGCCATGAATATCGGTTTTGACACAGACGAGCTTAAGGAAGATGGCAAGTTTGGAGCTAATTCACAGAGATTTGCTAAAAATCACAATCTGTGGAGCGGTCAGAAGCATAACTGCCCGACAGCCATTAAGTGGCTGAGAAAAACTCTACATGACAAGTACCATTTTTACAAACTTGATACCGATTATGGCAAGTGGACGGACTACCTTTCTAAATGTGTCATGGTATTTCAAAAGAATAGAGGTCTTAAGCAAGATGGATATGTTGGATTGATTACAACATACTATCTGCTCAAAGGATAAATACATGAGAGCTACTTTAGGGTAGCTCTTTTTTATTACAGGGAGGTGAGAAAATGGCAGAGAGCATTGAGCTTCAAATCAAGTCGGACGCGCAACAAGCGACTAGAGCCATAGGCAATTTACAAGATAAGTTGCGAGGCCTTGGAGACACTCTCAATTCCCTCAATGGTGCAAGCATAAGCAATTTTGCGAGTGGAATGTCACAACTTGCAACATCACTCAGAAGCGTGAGCAGTATTGACACTCGTACCTTTAGCAAGATTGCAACTAACATGGAGAAACTCGGCAACCTTGATACTGCAAGACTTGTCAGCTCGGCAAGTGCCTTAAAGAGCATGGCAACAGAATTGTCGGGCTTTGCGAATATCTCAAAGCAATCAGCAGAGATTACACAGCTAACGGCTTCAATCTCAAAGCTCGGTTCAAAATCAGCCGGTTATGCTGCGGATAACATAAGAAACCTTGGTAGTGCCTTAAAAGAGGTAATGACAACATTATCTAACGCACCGAGAGTCAGCAACAACATTATTCAAATGACTAATGCACTTGCTAATCTGTCACAGCAAGGCTCAAAAGTCGGTTCGGCTAGCAGGTCACTTGTAACAGGCTTTTCAAACACAACTAAGTCGATTAAGCGTACAAGGAGCGGATTTAGTGGCTTGGCTTCAACTATCGGTAAGTTTTACGCAACTTATTGGTTGGTTATGCGAGCTGTAGGAAAAATAGGCAGTGCAGTTGATTTAGCAAGCCAACTAACCGAGGTTCAAAACGTAGTAGATACCACGTTTGGCGACATGGCAAGCAAGGTTGATGATTTTACAAAAACATCAATTCAAGACTTTGGAATGTCAGAGCTGACAGTTAAGCAAATATCAAGCCGTTTCCAAGCGTTAGGTACTTCTATAGGCATTTCATCAGAACAAGTGGCAAATGGTACAGCTGTGGCAAATAAAGCTCTTATGAGCCAAAATAACACACTATACAAGACTACAGACAGCATGGCTGATATGTCGCTTAATCTTACAAGGTTAGCTGGCGATATGGCTTCATTCTATGATGTAGACCAAGCTGATGTTGCAAAGAGCTTACAATCCATTTTTTCGGGAACAATCGCACCATTAAGGAGATACGGACTTGATTTGACACAGGCCACACTTTCGGAATGGGCTATGAAAAACGGACTTGACGCAAATATCAAGTCAATGACGCAAGCTGAAAAGGTATTGCTAAGATACAACTATGTCATGGCAAATACGCAAGCTGCGCAAGGTGATTTCGCTAAGACCGCAAATACCTGGGCTAACAGTGTAAGAGTCCTTAAGCAAGAGTTTCAAGCATGGGGCAGTATCATAGGTAGCGTAATAATCAATGCTCTAAAGCCGTTTGTTCAAGCCTTAAGCAAAGTAATGCTCAAGGTTATCAGCTTCACAAGAACTGTAGCTGACGCACTCGGAGCAATCTTCGGTTGGACTATCGAGATAAGCGGTGGCGGTGCTACTGTTGATGGCATGGAGGACATAGCTGGCGGAGTTGGAGACATTGGTGATAGTGCCGATAAGTCGAATAAGAAAGCTCAAAAACTGAAAAAGACACTGCTTAGCATAGATGAGATACACGCACTTGACGATAACAGCGATAGTGGCAGTGGTGGCGGTTCGGGCAGTGGCGGTTCCGGTGGCGGTGGAGCTGGAGGTGGTGTTGATAGCTCGCTGAAAAAGACCGATGGATTGCTCGAAAAATACAAATCATCAATCAAGGATTTATACTCACTCGGAAAGTACATCGGTGACGCTCTTGCGAGTGCTATGGAGAGCATTGATTGGAAGAAGATTTATCAGAAAGCTGACAATTTCGGAAAAGGACTTGCAGACTTTCTTAACGGCTTAATCAGCCCAAGACTCTTTTATGATTTGGGTGCAACAATAGCCGGTTCACTAAACACAGCTTTGCATTTTCTCAATTCATTCGGTACAACATTCGACTGGACTAATTTTGGCTTGTCGATTGCTAACGGCATTAATGGATTTTTTGAGAATTTTGATTTTGCGTTACTAGCAAAAACTATTAACGCATGGGTACAAGGAATATACACCATGCTAACCACGGCAATTAAAAATGTGTCGTGGAAAGACGTACTAAAAGGAATTACGGACTTTTTAAGCAATTTGGACATCAAAACTGTTGAGATAATAGTTGGCACATTGCTGATAAAAAAGATAATTTCGCTAAAATTAGGTTCAGTGGCACTCGCTTTTATTGGAAAATCATTATCAAAAGCGATAGCACAGGCAATAGCTTCAAAAATTGGATTTGAGCTTGTAGAAGGAGCCGGCATTGGAACGGCAATAATGCAAGCATTTAAAACGATTTTCGCCTCATTGTCAACTAATCTTGGATTGCTCATAGAGGGATTATTTAGTGGCTTAAGCTTGGGTGATGCAATAACAGCCGCATTCGGAACAGGGGCAGTAGACCTATTAGCAACAATTGGTTCTGCTTTTTCGGCAATAGCCGGAACAATTTTATCTATTGTAAATTTTGTCAAAATGTTAAAAGACGGATTTAGTTGGATAAATGAAATTCTAATGGTAATAGGTGTTGCATTAGCCACAATCGGAGCAATATTAGCTGGTGTGGCAGCATTGCCGGCGGTAATTGTTGGAGCAATAGTGGCGGCAGTATCAACAATCGTTGTTTTAGTAAAAGATAATTGGAACACAATTTGTGAACTGTTTTCAACAGTTGGCGAATGGTTCAATGGAAATGTTATTGAGCCTGTAGTTTCGTTTTTTAAAGATATGTGGAAAACCATAAGTGGCTTTTTCGGCTCTCTATGGAAAGACATAGTAACTGTGTGGCAAGGAGCTTCGAAATGGTTTAGTTCCACAGTAATTGAGCCGATAGTTGGCTTTTTTAAAGGCTTTGCTACACGAGCACAACAGATTTTTCAAGGTGTTTGGATAATAATTCAAGCAATTTGGATAGTAGCTTCAAGCTGGTTTAATAATAATGTGATTACTCCAATTTCAAATCTGTTTAACTTTTTAAAAACGTTTATACAGACAACGATACAGACAGCAAAAGATTTTGTATTTTCAACATGGCAAGGGGTGGCAAGTTGGTTTAGCGGTACAGTAATACAACCGATTTCAAACTTTTTTAATATGTTGAAAGCTGGCATAACATCGGCACTTAGCGTAGCAAAGAACTTTGTTATATCTACGTGGCAAGGAGTAGCGAGTTGGTTTAATGGCAATGTTATTTCGCCTATCACAAACTGCTTTAATATTATGAAAAACGGAATTACAAACGCGTTTAATTATGTGTGGAGTTCAATAAGAGGCGGCGTTACAGGAGCCATGAACTACGTTATTTCTAAAATAGAAAACGGCGTTAATTTTGTTGTCAGTGGAATTAACTCTTTATTAAGAGGATTTAACAAAGTTGTTTCTATGGCCGCTAAGGTGGCTGGTGCAAATTGGAACGGAGTATCGTTAGTCCCGAAAGTGCACATTCCAAGGCTCGCTAGTGGTGGAATTTTCCCAAGGGGAGAGGACGGCATGGCTTTTATTAATCATAACGAGCTAGTCGGTAAATTCTCAAATGGCAAAAACGTGGTAGCAAATAACCAACAAATCACCGAGGGAATTAAACAGGCTGTCATGGAGGGCATGGCGCAAGTAATGATGAACTATAATGCCGGTGGAAATTCTGCACCTATCATTGAAAATGTGTTTAAGTGCGACAGTGAAACACTCTATCGCATGACACAGGTAGGCAAAGCAAAACACGGACAACGATATATTGTAGCAAATGAATTTGGCTAAGACACTCACCCTTGCGTGGGTGTCTTTTTACGAGGTAACAATATGGCAATGATGTTAGTAGACGGAGTGGCATTACCTACTCCGTCAACTTTTGAATGGGGCATGATTGATGTGTCTGCAAGCGATAGTGGGCGAACACAGGACGCTCAAATGCATAAAAACAGAATAGCACAGAAACGACAGCTTAAATTGTCATGGAGTGGTACAGACACGGCTAGGACAGCAAAGATACTTCAAATGGTGAACCCCGAATATATCAGAGTGACATATCCTGACGCTATGAGCGGCACCGATGAAACACGCACGTTCTATGTGGGTGATAGGAGCGCACCTATCAAGATATGGACTATCAACAATAAGAGGTACGAGACATTGAGCTTTGACCTCATAGAAGTATAAGGCGGTGATTTAATGCTTAACGTATCGGCTAAATGGCAAAGGGCAGTAATGCTCGACAATGACATAAATGTAAATTGTTTTGCTGACATAGTTACGGCAAGCGGTGAAAAAATCCCTATTAGTGATAGCGAGTTGTGGGCGAATGGCTTCGAAGTCAATGACTCAACATCGAGCAATGGTACTTTCACAATCGGGGCTTTGATTGCCGGAAAACTAAAAATTAAGCTGAATAACATTTACGAGGATTACAGCAAGTATGATTTTGACAAGGCAAGCGTAACAGCATATGTTTCAAAAAGCTTTTCTGACGGCACAACCGAAAAATTAAAAATCGGTGAGTATAGAGTCAGCGAGACGAGCTATGACGGCTCACTCATAACGCTTACTTGCCTTGACAATATTAATAATTTCAATCGTGAGTATGACAGCAATTTAAGCTACCCTACGACAGCGTATGAGGTAGTCAGAGACGCTTGTATTAAGTGTGATGTACCTTTTACTATGGCGAGATTTGATAACTCTGATTACGTGATTAACGAGATACCAAGTGATAATCAAAAACTCACATATGGACAGGTGATAGCCTACATCTTACAGTTAAGTGGATTATGGGGCAAGTGCGGTCACGATGGTGAATTGCTTATCGGTTGGTATGATATGAGCCAGTTTGGGAGCCAAAATTACAATGGTGGAACTTTTAGCACGAAAACTACACCATACTCTGACGGAGATACACTGAATGGTGGAAATTTCACCGACTATTCAAGTGGAGATAGTGCTGATGGTGGAACATTTACAGACGCGAGAAATTACCACAATATTTACACGCAAAAAGATTTAAATGTTGCGACTGATGATGTTGTGATTACAGGTGTTAAAGTTATTGTGACATCAAAAGAGGACAAGACAAAAGACGTTAATGCTCTTGCCGGAAAAGAGGGGTATGTAGTCTCAATCTCTGATAATCCGTTTATTTCGGCAGACAAGGCGCAGACAGTTGCAAATTATATCTTCAAAAAAATCGGTGGCATGAGGTTCAGGCCGCTTGATGCTACACTCTTGTCAAACCCATTGATTGAAAGCGGAGATGTGGCACTTGTGACGGACCGCAAGCAGAATACTTATAGCTGTTTTATTTCCAACCGAACATTTACAGTTGGAAGTGGCACAAAAATTTCTTGTGACGCTGAAAATGCTTCAAGGAATAGTGCTGATAAATTCAGTAATGAGACAAAGGCTGTCGTACAAGCTAGGAAGGTTGCGCAGGCACAACTAAGTGTATATGATAAGCAAATGCAATTGCTGACACAGCTAATGTCTCAATCGCTCGGACTTTTTAAGACTGAACAGGTGCAAGAGGACGGCTCAATTATTTACATCATGCATAATAAAGCTGACCTTAATTCGAGCAACATACAGTGGAAAATGACAGCTAATGGCTTAGCAGTTTCAAATGATTACGGCAAGACATGGAAAGCTGGAATTGACAAAGATGGAAATGCTGTATTCAACATCATGTCGGCTATCGGCATTAATTTTGACTGGGCACATGGTGGCACACTCACTTTAGGCGGTGAGAATAATACAAACGGCAAGCAGTATGTCAAAGACGCAAATGGAAAAATCCTGATTACGCTTGACAACAAAGGTATTACGCTTGCTGATGGAGTTAATATATCATGGAATAATATCTCTAATAAGCCGAGTATACCAAGCAAAACAAGCGATTTAACAAACGACAGTGGCTATCAAGACGCTGACCAAGTTGGAGAAATAGCAAACAGCGCGGTAAAAAGTACAAAGGATGAACTTGACGCTCTCAAAAAAAATATTGGCTATACGCAAATAGGAAGCGACTATGTTGTATCGCCCAAAATAGTCGGTGCATATGGCGAATTTACAAAAGCATTTAATGTCGATGTTGTCAATCCGTCCACAGGACTTAACCAAAGTTTTTGGGCGCAAGACGCGGAAACAGGAACAAAAATAAGCGGAAATTACAGTGGAAATGATATTGATAATAATCTTACAGTAAATCCAGAGGGAGCAAACCTTTTTTCAAACGTTGGAGGACATACTAGCGGTATGGGCTGTGGCGGTGGCTTTGCAAGCATAAACGGTGAAACGGTTAATATAAGCGGAACTAACGTTGATATTACTGCAAACAATTTGACTCTTAATGGGGTTGAAACTGTTTTTGGCTCAAAAACATTTACCAATGAAAACGGCTGGTATTGGAGACAGTGGACAGATGGATATATAGAAATGTGGGGAAGTTTTCCCGCGACTGTCTCGTTTGGCTCTAAATATGGCAGTCTGTATTATATTTATGGAAGCGTATATATGCCAGACGGAATAAAAAGTATCTTACATACTACAGGTACTGTGTTTTGTAGCACCGGCGGGTTGTATTCTATTTTTTTTACAAGATGGAGCAGTAATGAGTTGCGGTTTTGTATAAACTCGGCTGCTGCAGAAACAAACAAACAATTGTATTTACAACTTCACGTTTTAGGCAAATGGAGATAATTGATGAAAGCGAGGTATAGCTTATGGCAATTCAAATGAGACGAGGGGCATACGCGGAGTTTGACCCCTTAAAAATGAAAGCCGGAGAATGGGCGGTATCGACTGACTCCGACACAAAAAAACAGCAGATATGGATGTGTTTCGCACCCGGAATAGTTAAGCGAATGGGAACTGTTGAGGATTTTGACGTTGAAATTCAAAGACTTATTCAGGGTTATCTTGACGGCATGGCTCAATCTGTATCACAAGCTCAAAAATCAGCAGAACTTGCCACAAGCAAAGCTCAAGAATCATCCACCTCTGCAAGTAATGCTAAAACTAGCGAGACCAACGCAAAGACCAGTGAAACCAACGCGTCAAACTCAGCCACAAAAGCAAGGAATAGTGAAACCAATGCTAAAGCGAGTGAAACAAAAGCTAAAGCAAGTGAGACCAGTGCGTCTACCTCTGCAAGTAATGCTAAAGCGAGTGAAACAAATTCTAAGACCAGTGAAACTAATGCTAAGAAATCAGAGACTAATGCATCTACAAGCGCAGCTAACGCAAAAAACAGTGAAACTAATGCCAAGGCTTCTGCTACTAGCGCGTCAACTTTTGCAAGTAACGCTAAGACAAGTGAAACAAAAGCCAAGGCTTCTGAAACCAATGCTAAGACAAGTGAGACTAACTCTGCAAAGAGCGAGTCGGAAGCGCAAAAATATGCAGAGCAAGCCAAAGAAATATCTGAGAGCTTAAGTGGGGCATTAAGGCCTCTTGGAACTATTAATTTTGCTGACTTGCCCACTACAGCAGAAGCAACCTCTGGTGATATGTACAACATAGCCGACCAATTTACTACGACCACAGATTTTAAAGAGGGGGCTGGTAATATAATTCCCGCCGGCAGTAATGTATATCTGACAATCGACAGATACTGGGATGTGTTAGCTGGTACACCGGTAACAGGAGTAAAAGGTGCAAAAGAAGCATATTATCGCAGAGGAAATGTAAACATAACCCCTACCAATATCGGAGCGGTTGCAGAAGATGGAAATATAAGCGATACAACAGTTACTTTTGCCGATGCAACAACTAGAGTAAATCTTGTTTCTGGCGAAAAAGTGTCGGTCGGCTTCAAGAAAATTAAGAAGTGGTTCGCTGATTTGAAAAGCTTTGCTTTTAAAGATTTAGCGAACAATCTCACGACTACTACCGCTGGCAGTGCATTAGATGCGAGCCAAGGTAAGATTTTGAATGACAAATATGGTGAATTAAACCAGAGTTTAGGCAATTTAAAGACGGATTTTAAAATTAATTTAGATGGTATAAAAATTAAAGCTGGCACTATAGTAAAAGAAGTGAAATCGGGTAATAATTCATTTGTGTTATTTACCTTAGAACAAGTCAAAAACATGTTTGAGTTAGAAAGTCTCTCTGTTGATAATATTGCTATATTAATAAGTAATGGTGACGGAAAGGCTTTTCCTTCTCACTTAGAAGGTGTAAGTATATTAAATAATAATTGGTATGTAGTTTTTAAAGATATAGTACAAGGGAATATGAGTTGTAGAGTTCAATATGTAATATTTTATTGGGGGAATTAATTATGTAGTAATATATCTATTCTTTGCAATCCATGTTGTCAATATTCGACAAAATAAAACACTTTAAAGTGCTACAGTAATGATGTTCTCAAATAAGAGAACTCTTCAAGTTTCGGTAGGGCGGTGGATTTTTCTGCCGTCCTTATTGACGTTTAAGAACAAATGTTCTATAATTGATGTATCGGAGGTAGTATTGTATGGAATATAAGGATGAAATAATTAAAATGATTGAGGGCTTGGAAGATAAAGACCTGTTACTGTACTTGTACATATTTATTAAAGGAAAAATAGAGGCAGAGTAAAAACTCTGCCTTGTGGTTATATTTTCTTTTCCCAAACATTACCACACTTTGAACACACAAACTTTGTTTTGCCGTTCTTGCCTTTAATTCCGGTAGCAGTACCGACAACGGCACCGACAGGTCCGAAGAGACCGCCTACTGTGTTGCCGACAAGTGCTTTACCGAATGAGAATTTTTTCTTGGTATCAACAGGTATGCCAACACCATCACAACCCCATTTAGGACATTTAACAGTTTTACTCATAATAAAATACCACCTTTCTTATTAATTTAATTTATTTTGAGTATTTTCATACATCATATCTATTAAATTCATAATATTTTCTTGCTCTTTATCAGACAATTTAGATAACTTAAATACATAATCTTTGAGCTTGCTGTCTATATTTGAAAGTTCATAATCTGTATTTGCTTGTTCAAATATAGGGTTACTTTCTTCACCTGTAACTAGATATGATAAGGTAGTTCCTAAAAAATCAGCAATTTTCTGCATATTCTTAGTTTTTGGCTCGCTCTTTCCTCTTTTCCAATCAGATAGAGTCATGTTTGAAATGCCTGTAGCTCTTGCAACATCGGCATTTTTCAAGCCTTTTTCGTCTAGTAATTTCTGATAGTATTCGTACATAAAAAATCCCTCATAAATTATTATGGAAAACTTTAAAATAATGCTTGACAATTAAAGAAAACCATAATATACTAGACCTAGATTAAGGGAATCCTTAAAACCTAGGTTTTAATTTTGTTATTTTGTTGTCTTGGTAAGTTTCATTATAACGGATTTCCTTAATGAAATCAATATATTTTTAAGGAAAGGAGCGTAAAAAATGAATAATTCTAAGAAATATGCTCAATCATATTCGAGATTTGAGCAAATTTTGAAGAAAAAGGGTATCACATCATACCGAGTAGCAACAGACTTGAACTTTTCACCCATGCTACTTTCAGATTGGAAGAGAGATAAAAGCAAGCCAAAATTAGACACCATGATTAAAATTGCAAGCTATCTTGATGAGCCGGTTGAAAGTTTCGTGGATTAGAAAGAAAGGAGAAAGCATGAACGCAAGAGAACAACGAATCGCAGAAATTATGTCAGAAAATCAAGTTGAATATGACATAGCAGAGTCGATATTCCTAGGCGAAATATGTGACAAATACAGTACTGATGATTGCGATATTGCAGAATCCTTGTTTGAGTCTGACGCAGAGGAAAGCGAGGTAGAAGCATGAATGAGATTTTAAAGGTTGATGTTGATACTCAAATGGTATCGGCAAGAGAACTGCATAATGCACTCGAGGTCAGCAAGAGATTTTCCGCATGGTTTGAAACTTACTCAAATACTTTTATTGAGGGTGAGGATTACAAAGGTGCGTACCTTAAGGTACAGAGCAATCAATATGGCGGTGAGAAAGAATTACAGGACTACAACATGACAGTTGATATGGCAAAACATATCTGTCTTATGAGCAGAACTGAAAAAGGCAAACAGTGCCGACAATATCTCATTGATTTAGAGAAAGCATGGAACACACCGGAACAGGTAATGGCTAGAGCATTAAAGATAGCCAATAAGACTATTGATAGCCTTAAGTCTGATAACACAAAGCTAATCGAAGATAATGCTCGCATGAAGCCCAAAGAGATATTTGCTGACGCAGTAACAGCTAGTGAAACATCATTGCTAGTAAGGGATGTCGCAAAATTGATAAGGCAGAATGGAGTCAAAATCGGAGAGAAGCGACTTTATAAGTGGCTACGTGAAAATGGATATGTTTGTCAAGGCTCGACAGCTCCGACTCAAAAAGCAATGGAAATGGGATTGCTTGAGGTTGTTATACGAACTGTTGAAAGAGGTGACAGGCTTCCACTTGAAACAAAGACCACAAAAGTTACAGGCAAAGGACAAGTTTATTTTGTAAATAAATTCCTTGCGCAGAACGGAGAGTGATTGTATGAGAAAAAGAACTTTAAAGCAGAAATTCTGTGTGGGCTGTGGCTATTCGATTTTTGGAGCATTAGCTTTTGTATTTTTCCTTGGATTATCGGTGGCATACGGAATTAAGACAGCGAGTATCATTGTTGGGGCAATCGTAACAGTATTTTGGCTGATACTGATTGCAATATGTCTCATAGAGGAGGGCGAACCACATGAGAAGAAAAAGGATATTGATGTTATCGACTTTAATAATTGGAACTATGACCTTAAAGCCAATAGCAGCGAAAGCAGATAGCAAAGTTGAGCTGACAGCCGGTGTTACTTCCTATTTAAATAGCGTAATGCTAGGAAAGATTGAACCGACAGTAGTTCAGAATGAGCCGGTTGTAGTTGAGCAGACTTATGTAGAGCCAACAGTTCCGACTTGCCGTAAGAAATACAGTTGTAGCCGATTTAGGAAGCTGGGGCGAGTCAGATATGGCGATTACACTTATACGTGGTACTCACAGAGAGCGTTACCTGGAGGCGGTCTAAATATTCCGGGCAGACATCTAAATGAGCACGGATTGGTAGTTGATGAAAACGAATACGTTGTAATTGCAAGTGATGATTTACCACACGGAACTGTAGTTGATACTCCAATAGGCGTCCAAGGAATTGTATATGACGAAGGGAGCGGAAATGGAAATCTTGACATCTACTGCGATTGGTAGCCAATTGAAGCGTCAGAGTGCTAACGATTACCTACAAGAATTATATCGAGCTAAACGGCACGAGGACAAATCATTTGACTTTCAAGCACTGTTGGACAGGGAAATGGAGAAACTAAATGAGCGACAATGTAAGACGGATTAGGCTGGGTGATACAAGATACAGGTTGAAGCCATTAACAAGAGAGCAGAAGCTATTGCTCAACAAGGCTCATTACGTGCCGAGTGAGTGGCTTTTTGTATCGGAGTCGGACTCATACTTAAGAGTAGTGAAGAAATCAAGCCTACATGGAAATTTGATTCTAAAAACCATAAACAAATAGAAAGAGAGGAAACACAATGAAAATTACACATGTATTTGCGCAGAATTTTTGTAAATTCTATGGCAAAAACACATTAGACACAGATTTTTCAATGAAAACTGTGTTGTCCGGTCAGAATGAAGTCGGCAAATCAACAGTTAAGAGAATTATCCTTGATGTGCTGAATTGCCATGATGAGAACGACAGAGAGATTACAGGCATAAGACCACATGATGAAAATGGAGTCGAGATTGATGATGTTGACATTGTAAGAGCTGTTACCTTTGAGATTGGTGGAAAAGCAAAGACTCTGAAAAAGGTTACAAGGCAGAAACGCAACAAAAAGGGTGAGATTACAGGCAGTGTCACTGATTACTCGATCAATGATGTGCCGTATAAAATGGCTGACTACAATCAGTACATCAATGACAATATGGCAGAGCTTGGAGTATTACCATTTTGCTTAAATGCCATGACGCTTCTCAACAAATCGCAGGCAGAACAGAGATTAGCACTTGCAAGCTATTTTGGCACACGCACTGATGAAGAAATCTGCGATATGTTTCCACAGTTTGCCGAACTTAAGCCAATGTTTGACGATGGGGACGTAGACCAGCTCAAGAAAGTATGTCGTGGCAAGCTGAACGGCACAGGCGGTAGGAATGGCTCAAAAGGACTTGTTAAGGAAAGAGACGAAATCTCAACAAGGATTGATACAATTCATTCCACCAATGAGTATGCAGACCTTGCGGAGCTTGAACTGCAAAAGAAAACCTATGAGCCGCAGCTTAAGGAAATTGAAGATAAGTTGTCCGATTACAACAAGATTTTAGAGGACAAGCAGAAAGCTACAGAGGACATTATGAACCTTAAATTTGAGCTTTCAGACATGGAAAGAGAAGCCAATGCTGACAATCAGAAAAAGCGCATGGAGCTAAAGCTACAGCTTGATGATTTCAATGCTTCAATTCGCAAAGGAGAGTCAATAATAAGAGCTGGAAAGACTAGCATTAAAACCTCTGAAAGAGAGATTGAAGATTGCGTAAGAGACTTAGAAAAGGTACGTGCTGATTGGAAAAAGGCAAAGGAACTTGCCTTTGATGAAAGCAGTGTTAATTGTCCAATGTGCGGTCAGAAGTTGCCGGAAGATAAGATAGAGAGCATGAGAGCTGAATTTGACGAGCGAAAAGCAAAGAATCTTAAAGAGCTTGAAAATAAGGGAAATGCGCTATCAAACGATAGCAAGAAACTTAAACAAGCTATTGAAGATAAGAAAAAAGAGATAGCAGACCTCGAAGCAGAACTTAAGGAGCTGACGATAAGACGTGATGGTGTTGAAATGGAGCTTGGAATGGTACCTACTGATGTTGATATGACGGGTAACAGTGAGTATCAGGCACTTAAAGCTACAATCGAAGAAAAAGAGAAAGCTCTTGCAGATGAAAATGATACATCAGAACTTATCAGAAAGCTTAAAAACGAGCGAAACGAACTGTTAAGGCAAGTTTCATCGGTTGACACAAAGATTGAGCTTGGTGTGGCAAATAACAAGCGTATAGACGATAGCATAGCCGACCTTGAAGATAAGAGAAAAGACCTCAATCAGGAGATTGCCGATTGGGAAAGAAAGCTTGACTTGCTGAAAGAGTTTACACGTAAGAAAAACGAACTCTTACAGGCTGATGTTAATAAGTACTTGGATTTTGCCACAGCAAAGCTTTTCAGACCGCTCTTAAATGGTGATACCGAGGAGTGCTGCGACTTTGTTTACAATGGTGAAGCATATGCAAGGAATCTCAATCATGGTGCAAGGATGTTAACGGAAGTTGACATATGCAGAGCTTTTCAGAAAGTAGCAAGCGTTAATTTCCCAATTATCATTGATGATACAGAGAGTGTTGACGATTGGAGAATACCACAGATTGATAACCAGTTAATCTTGTTAAAGCATACACAGGACAAAGAGCTTGTGATTGAGGCGGTGTGATATGAAATTATACTTTTACACTTTAGACACATATGGTAGCAATCCTAAAGGCTTATGCGTTAAGGAATGCGAAGCAGAAGAAAAGCCAAAGACGTATAAAGCTGTTAAAGGCTCTTTTCCGAACTACTATAGCACAGTGAGGAAAGATGAAGTTGGACAAATAAAATGTGATTGCCTGGTCCTTGTAGAGCCTAACTTTGAGTACGCAAAAGAATTATTCAAGATTAGAGCAGAACGAGCAATTGCAGATAAGTTAAAGAGAATTGAAGAGCTTAAGGCCGAGTTAAAAATAATAAATGAAAGCGAGGTATAGAAATGATTAAAGCAGAAGACGGAGAAGTTACATTTAGAGGCATAAGAAGCCATGTTATGGCAGAGGCGGTTACTGTTTTACGTGCGCTTAAAGAGACCGTTTCAGAGGAAGAGTACAAAACAATGATTAGACTTGCTGATAAAAGCGAGAAGCAGTTGAGTGGTGAAACCGAGAGAATGAGTGAAGTAATTAAAAAGTTACTTGGATTATAGGAGGTATAGAAATGAGTATTAAGAAGAGAAATTATTACATGGGCGGTAAAAAGCACACTGTAGAGCTTAAGTATGACGGATATATGTATACAGTAATATCTGACGGAGTTCTATTCAAGCAGACACCTAATGAACTGTTTGCGGTTCAGGTTTTCAATGAGATTTAGGAGGATTAATTATGGCAGAGAATACGGCAGTTGCGGAAAAGAAAGAAGCTGAAAGCAGAGAGCTTGTAGCAAAAGATTTTACAGAGGGAATGGTTGTTAAAATTAAGCAGAAAGAGAAATTTGGCTTGACATTCCCTAAAGATTATAACTACACAAACGAGCTTATGTCGGCAATGCTTATCTTACAGGACACACAGGATATGAATAAGAAGCCTGTATTACAGAGTTGCACAAGGGCAAGTATTGAAAATGCACTTATCGAAATGGTGACAGACGGATTATCAATAAGAAAGAAGCAGTGTTACCCAGTCGCTTATGCGGGCAAATTAAGCTGTCAGCCGTCTGTTTATGGCGCAACTTGTCTTGCTAGAAGATATGGACTTAAAGACATTAATGCATCAGTTATTTATAAAGGGGATGTATTCAAGTACCACAAAGAGGATGCAAAGACAATTATTGATTGCCACGAACAGAGCTTTGAGAATATCGACAATGACAAGATTGTTGGTGCTTATGCGGTAGCGATTATGGGAAATGGTGAGAAGATTGCAGAAGTTATGACTATGGCGCAGATAAAGACAGCTTGGAAACAGGGATACGGATATAAGGAGACCGGAAACGGAGTTCATCAGAAATTCGCAGACCAAATGGCTATGAAAACTGTTAAAAATAGACTTCTCAAAGCTATCAACAATACTCATAGCGGTTTTGGCAAAGAAGATGATTATGAGGAAATCAGCCACGATGAAATGCTTGAACAGGATGTTGCCTACGACATTGAGCAGAACGCAAACACAGTAGATTTTGACGAGGACAACATAATTGATGTAGAGCCGACCGATGCAACTGACAAGCAGTCAGAGGAGCTACCGCCGTTCATGCAGAGTGAGGAGAGCTGATATGAGAGTAATTTCACAGGATGGAACAATGGATTTTCCGTATGAAATAAGCACGATTTTCATTTACCCAAGAATTGAAAATGTCGTAGCAATACAGTCTGCTGGAGATAGCGAGATTTCGATAATTGGCAGATACTCGAGTAAAGAAAAGGCAATTAAGGCTATGGAAATGTTAAGGACGTCTTATAAGCGGAACTTAGCAATGGGTTTAATGTCAGAAAAAGCTAGGAGAGTTTTCGCCAATGCTGAAAGCAGCATGAGTAATATGGAGATAATGGTGGATATTAGCGAAGAACTAACAGAATTTGAATATTTTCAGTTCCCACAGGATGATGAAATCGAGGTGTGAGTATGTACAAAGATATGTCACTAATACTGAAAGACGGACAGGTAGGAGATTTTGAACTTCAACATTTCGACATTTCAGATAATAATTTTTATGCGATTGTTCGTCTTGGAATACCACCCGGAAGATATATAAGGCTTATCAACGGATGCGACTGCGTAATGTCTGATACTCCTATGGAAAAGGAAACAAATAGAGATTTTGTTCACAATGCACACGGAAATGTCCTTATTGGTGGACTTGGAATAGGTCTTATTATTCTTGCAATACAGAATAAAGAGGATGTTAAGCAGATAACAGTTGTTGAGAAAAATCGCGAAGTCATTGAACTTGTCGGAAAGCAGTTACCGCTTAATTCCAAAGTAAACATTGTGAATGATGATGTGTTTGAATATAAGCCACTGATTAAGTACAACACGATTTATGTGGATATATGGAACTATATTAACGAGGACATTTACAACAAACAGATGAAGCCTTTAATTAATCGCTACAAGAAATATTTAGTTCCTAAAACCGAAGATGAAAACAGGTATATTGATTGTTGGTGTAAAAGACAGGCTAAAAATGGAGAACGCATATGAAACTTAAATGTATTGCAACAGGAAGTACAGGAAATTGCTATCTGCTAACTTCCAACAGTGGAGAAACGCTTATCCTTGATTGCGGAATACCGATTAAGGAAATCAAAAAAGGCTTAGATTGGAACATAAGGGGGATAAAGGGCATGATAATAAGTCATGCCCACCTCTAGACCATAGCAAATCATTAAACGATTTTAAACCAATGGGAATACCGATTTATGCACCATATTTGAAGATTGATTATATGTCAATGAATATGGGTGAATTTACAGTAAAACCTTTTGATTTAACAACAATAGACGGAAATTGGACACACACAGACGCAAACGGCGAGCCTTGCCCGATATTCGGCTTTTTGATTACTCACCCGGAAATGGGAAGAATGCTTTATATAACCGATTGTGAGGTTGTCAAGTGGAGGTTTAAAGACATAAACCACATTCTCTTAGGCGTGAATTATGACAAGGATTTAATCGACAGGGATAACACAGGCAAAGCTAATCACGTTTTCAGAGGTCACTTATCCATTGACACGGCTTGCGATTTTGTTAAGGCAAATTATTCAGATAGCTTGCAGAACGTCATAATGTGCCATCTATCGAGCGAAAATGCTGATAGAGATAGTTTTATCGAGAAGATGAAAAAAGTCGCTTGTGGGGCGAATGTGGATGTTGCAGAGCGCAACAAGGAGTGGCTACTTGCTAATCCTAATGAGTGCCCTTTTTAGAAAGGAGATGAATACCCATTTTGAGAATAGAAAGGACAAGATATGTCGTTATGAGACGAAATCGTACTGAAATATGGTGCGGTTTATCAAGAGAATTTCATTTTGTCAAAGTTGATGAATTGAAAGATACAGCAATTAAAACATACAGAACAGCAAAACAGGCTGAAAGCGGTTGTTCTTCTTGGGATAGAGATTTTGAAATTGTTAAATGCAAAGAAATTATTGATATAGAAAGTGAGGAAAAATAATGAATTTTGTAGCATTAATGGGCCGATTAACTAGAGACCCTGAGATTAGATATTCACAGGGCGAAAATGCAATGGCAATAGCAAGATTTACACTTGCCGTTGACAAGAATTTTAAGAAGAAAGACGATAAGGCGAATTTCATTAACTGCGTGGCTTTTGGCAAGATTGCTGAAACAGTAGAGAAGCACGTATTTAAAGGCTCAAAGATAGCAGTTATCGGTGAGTGGACTACAGGCAGTTACAAGAATAAAGACGGAAACACAATCTACACTAACGATTGCAACGTATCTAAGTTGGAATTTTGCGACAGTAAAAATTCAAGTGGCAGTGCAGAACCACAGCCAAAACCCGATGATAGCTTTATGTCAATCCCTGATGGTATTGACGAGGAATTACCATTTAACTAGGGCGGTGATTTGATGATTTGTAAACATGGCGATTACGAAAATGGTTATATTTTTACAAGTACAAGCACCAATGATGAACTTCAGGAAATACTGAATAAGTACGATAAAGTCCGCTGCGTTATTTGTAATAGCGATACAGCTAGAAATTTTCGTGTTGGATTATGGGGAACAAATATTATTACAATCAACAATAAGATTAATGATGGCTGTTTTTTCATTAATCAAATGCGATGAGTATATTTAATCGATTACAGGGCAGTCAATAACGGCTGTCCTAGAAAGGAAAAATAATGGATTATACAAATAAAATATTTGCAAATATTGCAAAGGATATGTCGGAACAAAAAGATATTGCAGTTGTAAGAGCGTTTGTATTTCAGATTACAGAACTGCTACAGAAAAATGGCATTATGCCAATATGCACTGAAAGATACATGAATATCAATTCTGATAAATCAAGTTACAGTATTATCAGAAAAATCAATATCTCATTCGATGAGCTTGATTGTACCAAGCATGACCGAGAAGTTAGAAAACAGGCATACAGAGATTTTATTAAAGAATTTGAGAGCAGAGTTGATTCAACAGTTATATCTGAAAAACTCTTTGAAACTGAATGTATATTATTGGAGCGTGATAAGAATGAGATTGATTTACGTGGATAAACTAAAGGAGGATAAAACAATGTGTAGAAAAATAAAAAAAGCAATAATGGCGATGGCTTGTGTGATTGCAATGGCGGGTTTTAATGCTGTACCAGTATCAGCTTGTACGCCACCACTTAAACCACCATCTGTGAAGATTCCAGATATCAATTTCGAACCTGATGGTGCTTTAAAAGATGCAATCGACAACTATGTAAAAAATTGGCTTGAGAAATGCATCCTCGATACTCCTGTGGTGGAGTATGCATCGTATTACAAGAGTGCATCAAGGTATTTTAACTACAGTCACGTAGCAGTCAAGTGGACGAAAGTCGAAAATGCAACGTCTTATAAGGTAAGAATCACAAAAGCTGATGGAACATGGAAAGAATATGATACAGCCTATACAGCGTTTTACCGCACTAATTACACTGATGATTTCATCACAGATGGTATGGACGGAGCTACAGTAAGCGTCAAAGCTTATGGCGATAACGATACATTCGGGTATTGGTCAGATGATACTAATATTGTGAGATTTAGATATTAGGAGGGTGCTATGCAGACGGCAATTGATATTGTAAAGAGAGGTGGAAACATTGAATTATCAGAACATAGCAAGAGCCAAGGCGATAGAACAGGAAAATAAAAAGCGACTGTTGAAGTTGAATCCAAAGCTGAATGATAGGAGTGGGATTTACTTCCTACTCCGAGAAGATGAAAACGGATTTAAGTATGCGTATGTCGGACAGGCAGTGCATACGCTTAGCAGATTGGCAAGCCACCTTGTAGGCTACGAACAGCACATAGACCTTAGTTTACGCAAACACAAGCTGTATGACAAAGAGAAAAATCCTTATGGTTGGCGAGTTGAATTTCTGAATTTCCCCGAAAGCCAACTTGACGAGAAAGAGAAGTATTACATCAAGTTATATGCTGATAAAGGCTATCAGCTTAGAAATGTCAGTTTAGGCGGTCAAGGAGAAAATCGTGCTAGTGGTTCAATAGGCGAGAGAAAAGCACCTAAAGGCTATATGCAGGGCATACAGCAAGGCAAAAAGGTGTTAGCGAGGGAATTATCGTCTATTGCAGAAAAGCACCTTAAAATCGAAATTAGAGATGATAAGAAGCACAACAAAGTATCGCAGAAACAGTATGAGAAATTTATGGATTTATTGAAAGTGGGTGAAGATAATGCTAATTCCGAAAGTTAAAGCCAAAGAATTTGAAAAATTCGGATTTAAGAAGTGCAAGGGCGAATATGGCAAGAGAGGTTGTTATTACCTTTGCGTTGCAAGGGGGTGCAAAATGCTATTCGTTAGTCCGGCAATATTTGGCGTGAACGAGTGGAGAGAGAATGACCCAAGAATACACAAGGATGCAAATTGCCAATACAGAGACCACAGGACATATCTTGATATTATTTATGAGCTAATCAAGGCAGATATGATTGTAAGTAAAAGGGGGTAGCAGTTAATGAGTGAAATTAAAGGCTATACAGCAGAAGAAATCGCACGAGATTCAAAGGAAAAACTTATTAGCGATTATGAATTTTGCAAGTGCGATTTAGCTGAAATCAGACGGCATGAAAAAGAAATTGCAGATATAAGACTTAATTACAATTCAAAGATAGTAAAGTACAGGATAGAAAGCGTAAAGAGGGTTTTGGATTTTATTCGTGATGAATACAGAGCAGGTAGAATTTGCGACCTTGAAACACTGCTGTGTCATTGTCAAAACAAACTGAATGGGAATATTGACGGAACAGAATTAACGCTAGATAAAGGCAAGCCTTTTGAGATATTGAAAGTAGGTGATTCAGAATGAAGATTTTAAGTAAGAAGAAATACAACAAACTCATTGAAGATTTTGAGAAATCGCAGAAAAAGGTTGAGGAACTCAAAAGGATAAATGAAAGTCTTGGTAAAAAGTTAGAGTACGAAAAGACAAGTTACAAGCTGAATGGTGGCAAGGATTTCTGCTTTAAATGTAAAAAATCTTACAGATACAAGACATATTGGGGAGCGGAAGAAATCGAAAAGTGCGGTTGCTTACTTGATGTTCCTTGCGTGAATTTTGAGGAAAAAGATTAAAATATATCAACCGAAACTTGAAGAAAATAGGAGATTAAAAATGGCAGAACGTAGAATGTTCACAAAAAAAGTCACTGATGATGATAATTTCATGGCTTTATCATCAAGTGCGCAAGCCTTATATTTGCATTTATCTATGTCTGCTGATGATGACGGATTTTGCAATCAGGTATCAGTTTCCATGTTCAAAGCTCACGCAAGTGTGGCTGATTTACAACAGCTATTGGAAAAAAGATACATTTATCAGTTTGATAATGGTGTGATTGTAATTAAGCATTGGCGCATGGCAAACGCTTTGAGAAAAGACCGGTATACACCAACGAATTTTAAGGAAGAATTGGCAAAATTAAAGATAAAATCCAATGGTGCATACACATTTTCCGATGATGGTTGCCGTGTGGTTGCCAATGGGTTGCCAGATGGTTGCCAAGTGGTTGCCACTTGTCTGCCACAGGATAGTATAGGTAAGGTAAGTATAGATAAGAATAGTATAGTTAAGGATAGTAAAGATAAGGATATAAAAGAAAAAGATATTGATAAATCAATATCTAAAAAGAAAACCGTCTACTACCCTGATGATGAAATGCTAGAGAGCGCTTTTCAGGAATATCTGACAATGCGAAAAAAAATCAAAAAGCCAATATGCACCGACATGGCATTACACCGAGCTATGAACACTATCGAGAGACTTTCAAAAGGCGATAATGATTTGGCTGTTAAAATTCTTAATCAGTCAGTAGACCATTGTTGGCAAGGACTGTTTGCACTAAAGGACAATGAGCCACATTCAGCTAACAAAGGCATCATTGATTGGGATAATGTATGAGGTGGAGAAATGACAAGAGACGAGACAGTTAAAATCATTCGCATAATGTGTGATTGCTACCCCAATTACAAGCCGAGCAATTTATCAGAGACAGTAGATGTGTGGAATATGATGTTGGAAGAATACAGCTATCAACAAATTTCTACGGCACTGAAAACTTACGTGCATTCCGATACAAGCGGATTTGCACCGAGCATTGGACAGTTAATCAACAAACTGCATGAGGTTCAATCCCCACAGGAGCTTAACGAAATGGAAGCATGGTTCCTTGTTAGCAGGGCACTACGAAATGGCTATTATGGAGCAGTTGAAGAATTTAACAAGTTACCACCACTCGTACAAAAGGCTGTCGGGAGTCCCGATAATCTTAGAAACTGGGCACTGACGGACATAAACAGCATTGAAAACGTAGTGCAATCAAATTTTATGAGAACCTACAGGACGGTTGTTAATCGAGCAAAGGAATATCAAAAAATGCCAAAGGATATACAGGCATTGATTGAAAATACCAATAGAAGCTCGTATTCGGCTCAAATCGGCTTTAAAAATCAGCAGACGATAAAATTATCGCTTGAAGATAATAAAAGCCAAAATAAGCCGATTAAAGGCATTCCAATGCCGAAAGAAATTAAGGAACGTATCGAGCAGATGAAAAGATAGGAGGTAAAGAGGTTTGTGCGCACAATTAAAGCTGGCTTTACTCCTAGTGAAAAATGATAAAAGACAAGTATTCAAGGCAAAGGTATGAAGAACGAAAAGCCAGTAACCTTTGCGTGCTTTGCGGAAAGCCACTTGATAGAGAAGGTGCGGTTTGCACGGCATGTAACAGCAAACGTACAGCATATGGCAGAGAGCTTTATAAAAAATTACAGGCAGTTGGTGTTTGCCCTAGGTGTGGTAAAAACTTGCTGTATGGCGACGAAAAAAGTTGTGTCGAGTGTAGGGCGAAATCAGCTGAAGCCATGTCAAAGAAACGTGCTGCTGATGTTGAAAAATACAACGAACGACAAAAAGTATGGCGAAAAGCACGATACGAAAAAGACAAGAAAAATGGTATTTGCACGCGCTGTCGTAAGAGGAAAGCTGATCCAGGGCATACCACTTGCACATTTTGTCGGGAAACAATGAGAAGAGCACACGTTAAAATGCCTGAAAGAACCGGCAGATATGAACAAGGACTATGTTTTTTCTGCGATAATCCGGTAAAGCCCGGATATAAGGTTTGCGAAATGCACTATCAGCAGAATGTTAAGAATGCAACTTGTGAAAAGGCAAACATTGCACGACAGAAAATAAAAGAAAGGAATTCACAATGGACTCCTTGAAAGATTTTTACGAGTTTTACCGACCACTGCAAAGGAGATATGACTTGCGAATGATTTACAAAACAAACAGCAAGGAAGCAAAAGTAACTATCCGGTGGCGCGGTAAAGAACTTGTAAAAGTCGCAGAAGAAACTACCGAAGCCTGTTTTAACAGAACAAGACGAGAACTTGAAGAAAGAATGAAGAAATATGAGCAACAAACTGAAACCAAAGAAAAAGCACAAAGAGCCGGATTTTACATGGACAAAATCAGAGAGAGTTACGCTGAAAAACAGCAATAACCGCAGAAAGCTCGTAAGGCGGTCTTTCACAGACTTTATGGATTTAGGGTACTATGTACTGTATTTGCACCATGGGTTTGGAAATAAGCGCATTGTAAGGCTTGAAAGAACCATAAATGAGTACCTTGAAAGGGCACAGACCGAAAATGAAATGAAAACTGAAACGCTTGCCGAACTTTTGAGAGTCAGATACGGCATTGATGTGCAGAAAGAGATTAATTTAATCCCGATGCAACAGTTGATTAGGATTTATCAGAGAAACAATCCACTCACGATAAACGACACACGACAGCTTTTAAATGATACGGCATACAGCTACATGACTTTAGCGTGTACGGCACTTAAGCTGATGTTTAAATTGTCGGTTAAGGAAATTAAAGAGTTTATCGCAGAATTTAGAGACTTAATCGACACGCTGTATAAATTTAATCAATTCGGTCTGACATTGCCAAAGGTGGCGCAATGCCTTGCTGATGAAGTTAATTACGTTGATGAAAGGTACATAAAGGTGATTGATTAATGACTTACGCTTGGGATAATGATAGTACACAAAATGCTCATATAAAGCATTCCAACGATAATAAGCAGAAGGCATATATGGAAAAACATAGAGACAATAAGGCATATGAGAGATTTAAACACATGCCGGATTATGGGAGAGGAGTACAAATAAATGACAAATAGAGAGAAATTTGCAGAACAGATTTTGGATATTGCTTGTGGTGGTAACAAAATAGCAGTTAACAAAGCAACATTAGAGCCGACAGCGTGCTATAAATTAGCGTGTAAAGATTGTTTATTTGGTATTAGTAATACTGACTTTTGCACCTCTGCAAGAAAAAAATGGGCGAATAGTGAATATGTTGAACCACCTGTTGACTGGTCAAAAGTTGCAGTTGATACACCAATACTGGTAAGAGATAACAGTTTTTCCGAGTGGGGTAAAAGACATTTTGCGAAATATGAGAATGGGATAGTTTATGCTTGGAATCATGGAAAAACATCATGGACTGGTGAGATGTGTACAGTATGCGAACTAGCTAAACTTTTAGACAAGGAGCAAATATGAGACTGACTGACGCTGACAAACTGAATTTTTCAGAACAACATTACAATAAAAGCCAGATGAAGGCAATTCTTGATTTTGTAGACGCACAACCGACCGCCTTTGATGTGGATGAACTTTTGAAACAATTAGAAGAAAATTTTAAGCCCGATATAGAATGCTTTGATTATGCGGAAGATTATGAGTATTCACTAGAACGATACAACAGAATAATAGAGACCGTAAAACGAGGTGGGAAGGAGCAGTAATGAATATTGATGAATTTATAGAGCATACGAAAGAAACAGCAAGAAAGCATAGATGCCATGCGGATTTCTTTGATATAAATAATCCTATGCGTGCTGTTTGTATTAAAAGCGCAGAAGATTGCGAGCAGTTAGCTGAATGGCTTGAAAAATTCAAAGAGTATCAGCAGTTAGAGGAACAGAGCAGACTTATCAAGTTGCCTTGCAAATATGTGTGGCGAATCGTTAATAAGAAAAGTCCCAAGTATGCATTCACTATCAAAAGTCCAATAACAGAACTTGCAATATATGAAATTGAGGATATTGACAAGGAAAATTGCAAGTATTTTTCCACAGAAGAAAAAGCAGAAGCGAGGCTGAAAGAATTGAGAGGTGGAGAATGAGTACAGGAATGAATTTGGAAGAAGTGGAAATCGTAGCAGATAACATTGGCACATCACTATATTATGACGTCTACAGTAAAGCACTTGATGATTTATTAAATTCTCTTCCGGATTGTGATTATGTCGGAATAGAGCGTCTTGTTTGCTTGGTGGAACAGTTAAAGAGAGGTGGGGAAGATGAAAGTAGTAATTGACATACCTAACGATTTCACAGGAGATTATATTGCTGACAAATTCAAAGATTTCTTTTCAAGGGTTATTGCGGATATTGATTGCAAAGGTATGTGTGGTAGATGCGAGAAAGAAATTGCTGAAATGTTTTTAAAAGCATTTGATGATAGCGAAGAAAAGATTTCTTGCAACTGCCAGCACAACAGCAACCCAAGAGATAGTGAGCCTTGTTGCAGATGTGATAGCATAACAGCAAATATGAATAAAGCTAAGGTGAATAGCTTAGAAATAATCGCACGAATGCTAGACGATAAGCCTTATTATGAATTGAAGTACAGACAGGTTGGTAAAAAGGATTATTCTATCGGATATAGCTCTTACGATTTAAAAACTGTATTAGGTTGCATTGATACATATTTTGAAATTGTGGAAAGCGATAAGCAGACCAATGCTGACAGGATAAGGAATATGTCAGATGAAGAGTTGGCAGAATTTCTAACGACTGTAACGAGTGATGCTATATGTGGAAGCTCATGGGATTATGATGGGTGGATTAAAGAGCTTCAATCAGAAGCAGAATAGGAGAGAATATGAGAATATTTAAAAGCGTAGACGAAAAATTAAAAGAGATTGGATTCAACAAAATCTGTGAAGATAAGCATGGTGCTCAATATGAACGCTACAATACAAAGTACAATTATTGGCAGCGCGTTGATATTTGGCATAAAGCTTCAGGCCGTCATATTTTACAGTCGTATGACAGAGACTTGATGGACGAAAAGAAGATTGGAAATACTAATGTTGGCCTTACAGGATATGAAATGAAGCTTTTTCTTAAAAAAATGAAAAAGCTAGGACTTTACAGCAAAACTGCGGGAATCGAGGGATAACATGGCAGAGAGTGAAACGATAAGAGAAAAAAGAAAATTCGCAATCGAACTAAAGCAATTAGTCCATCAAAAATGTATTGAAATCAATCACTATGTTAGCGGTTGCGACAGTCCGTTTAATTATTTACAGATTGCAGATGTACAGGAAAGTTTGAGGGAGATTGAAAATGCTTTGAATATTAAGGCTAAGGAGTGATGCAGAATGACCAACTTAACAACAGTAGTATACACCGCCCTCATAGTATTCGGCATAATCGGTCTGACAGAGGTAGCGTTTACATGGTACGACATCTACGGACAAGATAAGACCGATGATGAGATACAAGAGCAGTGGTGTAGTGAAAATATTAAACATTAATTAATTTATCAGAAAGGAATAGGTTGTGCGCACATAAAACCGAGGTTTCCTTTTGGTGGATTTAAAATGATAGTACATTGTTTATTTGAACAGTCGGGCACATTCAAGAATGCTTTCAAAAAGTATGGAATTGAAGCCTACGACTATGATATTCAGAATGAATTTAACGAAACTGATTATGTTACTGACCTTTTTAAAGAGATAGAGGGGGGGTATCAAGGCGAGCCGAGTTTGTTTGATAAGATAAGCCCTGATGATTTGATATTTGCATTTTTCCCTTGCATAAGATTTGAAAATCAGATAATGCTGTGGTTCAGAGGGCAGTCGGCAAGTCAGAAAAAATGGTCTTTAGAAGAAAAATGCGAATTTGATATGAATTTGCTTAAAGAAGTTTCACTTATGTATGATTTGGTAAACAAAATGTTTATTGTTTGCACGAGAAAAGGATTAAAACTAGTAATGGAGAATCCTTATTCAGAAGAACATTTTTTAAGGCGGTATTGGTGTTATTCCCCGGCGGTAATTGACAGAGATAGAAGAGATAGCGGAGATTACTTTAAAAAGCCTACGCAATATTGGTTTTTGAATTGTGAACCACAGAACAATCTTATTTTTGAGCCAATTAGTTATAACGCTATCGAATGTAAGGACGCTATAAGAGCAATGGCTAAAGAGCATTATGTAAAAACAGGGGCAAATAATAAGAAAACGGCAAGGTCAATGATACACCCACAGTACGCAGATAGATTTATCAGACAGTATATTCTTGATGAAGAAATATGGAGAGGCAAACAATGAAACACTACAAACCAATTAAATGTGTAGTCTGTAGCAAGATATTTACACCGACCGCAGCCAACCAAAACACGTGTTGCGAAGCACATAGACAGCAGAGAGCTACGGAATTAAGAAAAATCAGAGAAAAGAAAAGACTTAAAAGAAAGCCCATTAAGAAAAACAAACTTGCGGAAATCTGTGAGATTGCCAAGAGTAAGGGCATGAGCTACGGACAATATATGGCAGAACAGTATAAAAAGGAAGTGATGATAAGATGAATAGCAGAACTATAAGTGATATAGAGCCGATTGAAAGGCAATGTGTATACGAGGACAACAAGCCGTGCAACAGCTCATGCCGATACTCAAATACTTGTATACACAGTGCAAGCAAAACCGAAGAATAGGAGATAGGCTTATGAAGTTTTCAAAACTTACTAAGCCGGAACTTGAAGAAATTATGAAAAATGCCAATTTCACCGATGAGGAAGCGGAAGTTTTTGAGTTGCTAGTTGCTGATAAAAGCCTTGAAGAGGTATCACAGAGACTATTAATCTCGAAAACGACCACTTCCCGGAGAGTGGCAGACATTAAAGAAAAGATAGAAAGGAGTCAGGCGATGATTAACAAAGTGCCAATATGGGAAAAGGTAACGCTGACGATTGATGAGGCCGCAGAATACAGCAATATCGGAATTAACAGAATCAATGATATGCTTAATAATCCCTCGTGCCCTTTTGTACTTTTTGTCGGGAGAGGTAAGCGATTAGTCAAGCGCAAGGAGTTTGAAAAATACCTCGAAAAGACAGATAGCATATAAATAGATATATTGAATTATAAGCCATTATGTAGTAATATAGAAATTATCATATAATGGCTTTTGATTTTGAAAGGAGCCATAAATCAGTATGGGAAAGGATTTGAGAGGAAAAGAGCTGGGGGTCGGAATAACCCAGCGCAAGGACGGACTCTATCAGGGCAGATATAAAGATAGGTTCGGCAAGAGCAAGACAATTTACAACAGCAAGTTGTCAGAACTGCGGAAAGAACTTAGTAAAGCAGTGGCTGACAATCAACAGTCCACAAGTGTTAGAGACAGCATTACCCTTGATGTGTGGTTTGACAGGTGGATGAATGTATACAAGAAAAAGAGAGTGCGCCCCAATACCATTAGGGAGTATACGCATATATATAAGAAGAACATTTCACCATACTTAGGAAACCATGAAATAACATCTATTCGCAAGTCAGACGTGCAGTTACTTATCGACAAAGCTTCTGACGATAACTATAAGTATGAGAGGCAAAGCAAAATCAAGGTTATTTTAAATGACATGTTCAGTAGAGCTATGGAAGACGACCTGATGATTAAGAATCCGGCGAAAGGTGTAAAGCTGAGAGCAGACAAAGAAGTTAATGCCTTTGCATTGACAGTAGAGCAACAGAGCGAGTTTTTTGAAGCGTGCAAAGGCACTTTTTACGACAACATGTATAATGTGGCAGTTAATACAGGCTTACGTCCGGGAGAACTGTTTGCGCTCACGATTGCAGATATACATATGGATGAGGGATATATTGATGTTAATAAGACACTTGTGTATCAGAAATACCTTGAAGATAAAGGCAAGACATTTCATGTTGAGCCACCAAAAACCAAGCAGAGTTACAGACACGTACCAATTAACAGTGTGTGCAAGGAATATTTGACGAAACAATTTGAGCTTAAAAAGATAGTTTCGACACGCAGACCCAAGGAACAAAACGAATATTTGTTTGTTACAAGGTTTAACACACCAATTAATTCGGTTATATACAGCGACTCTATACGTTCAGTTGTAAGACGGATAAATGATACAAAGAGCAGTGACAATGAATTTCCATTTTTTAGCGGTCACACATTCAGACATACGTTTGCGACAAGATGTTTTGAGTCAGGGATAGAGCCGAAAGTCGTTCAATCATATTTGGGTCATGCAACACTGAAAATGACAATGGACTTGTATACACATGTTACACCTGAAAAATCGTTTGCTGACATTGAAAAAATCGTTAGCACCGACAACAAAATCATAGAATATAGAAGAAAATGTGTGTAGTAAGTGTGTAGTAGTACACACTCTCAATTTACAGAATGTTGAAAAATCAACGCTCGTAGGGCATTTTTATACTAAAACTGGTAAAATTATTATGTATATCAAGGAGTGCCATACGATTTCGTAAATAATGGCACAATCC